TATACATTATGCGAAATGCCGTATCGGCCTTGGCACGATTCGTCGGCTCCGCGTGGCAATGGCTGGGCCTCTGGCTCGGCTCTTGCCTGCGCCCTCAGTCCCCGGCCAAGGATGAGATCGCGGCATGATTGAGTTCGACCCGCACCACCGTATTGACCTGACCGGCCCTTGGGCCGGTTTTTCTTTCCTCGGTGATCGCCTGATCACGCCCGAAGGCCGGGAGCTGGAACCGCAGGATCTGGCCTGGCTATCGCTCACGGCCTGCCAAGCGCAGGAATGGCGCCGGATGATGGAAGCTGCACGCTCGGCGCCGTCGATCGACAGTTCCAAGCGTGGTGGCAATCCTCCTGCAGTAACGCGGGATCGTCCTGCCACTGTCGTCAATCTGCGGGATGTGGTGAGCCGGCGCAAACAGCGGTCGGCGGTGGTGATGGCTGGCCCTGACGCCGAGCCGCCGCGTGCAGCTCCACATGAACAAGGGCCTCAGCCTCGCCAGCGCGTGTGAGGCGTTTCCGTAGGGGCGCTGCCCCTACACCCCGGTTCATTGCTCGCGGCAGCGCAGCCATTCGCCCTTGGCATTACGCAACTGTTCCCAGCCGTTGTTTAGGCGGCGCATTGCGGTGCCCCCCATACAGGCAGCGCCCAGCTGCTTTGCCTCGGCGCTTCCGTAGGCTGGCATGCGAACAATCTCGCTCGATGGCGTTGGTATGCCTTGACGACGCGCCTCGCCCTGTATCAGGGATCGCTCAATTTCCGCGCAATAGAGCCGGATGCGCGGATCGACGTGTTGCTGGCATTTCAGTGGCTCAGCGCCAAGGTTGCTCGCCTTCGGTGTAGGCGGCGTGTACCTGGGCGGTGGCTGCGGACCGGTGGCCGAGCGTAGTTGTTGCGCATCCACAGGTGCCCACAGCAGTAGTAGAGCCAGAACTAAGCCTGATCGAATATCCATTTCGCCCCCAAGGTTCGGGGGCATGGTATCCCATTGCGAAAATCAGAAGCTCGCTGGATATGGCGGCGTCTCTGGGAACGTGCCCAAGGGACGCTTCCCAACTGCAATTAAGGTGCTCCCGTTCGCCGCGGCGGTGGTCGGCTGTGTCTCGCTCGCGCTCGTCACAGGCGACCCCGCCGCAGCCTTTATGCGCGCGGTCGTAGCATCGGACTGCTCGCCAAACGGGTCCACGGGCCAAGTCGTGGCGATGATCTCGTGCCCCTTAGCGCTCAGCAGCACGCCAAATTCGGTGCGTTTAACCGACCATCCCAGCGCCCACAACTGCTCAGTGGTGAATCGATCAAGCACCTGACCGCCGCCCGTAGCCCGAAACTCCACAATGTCACGCTGCCCATACCAGCCTGCATGCCGCGCCCTGGCATTGGCCGTCATGTCCAGCACGTACTGCACGCCCGCTGGAAGGCGCTCCTTCTCCTTCGCTGGCTCAGCCACCTTTGTCACCACCGTTGCAGGCTGAGAGCCGGGGGCGTGAGCAATGGCCGGAATCGCGGCCTTCTGCGAAGCAACGACGCCTTTAATCTTGTCCGTACCGCCCGTGGTGCCATCTGCGATAAAGAACCGCCCTAGCATCACGACGCCGACAATCAGCGCTAGCGCCATAAGGATTGCCGGACCGCGCAGGGTCTTCCACAGGGTGCGCGTGTTCCCCTTGTAGACCTCATTGGATTCAATGCCCGGCTGCACGCCGTGGTAGAGCTCCCAGATGGCCGGGTCGTACTTGCGGACCTCTGTGCCCACCGTTTCATATTTGCCGGTGCCAGTGGCCGCATAGAACCGCACTGAATACCGCTGATCGGACCCCAGCGCGTCGAGCTTGGTATACGTGTTCTTCTTCGCCATGCGGCGGATGATCAGGCGGTGCAGGTCTTTGCAGTCCTGCGAGATGATCACCATGTCCAAGCTGATATGACCGTGCTTGGCGAAGAAGTTTGCAGCGCGCTCAGGCAGATTGGCGCGATTGGTCGGCCAGTACTCGTGCGCCTCATCGATCACGATCAGTGCGTGCTTCTCGATATGCGGGAACGAAATGGCGCCATCGTTGTCGGTGTCGCATACGCACCAATCAACCACTTCCTTGTCGCCCATCACGTGCACCAGCTCGCGCACCTCTTCTTCAGGCATGCCCAGGTGGGCAGCGATCTTATCGAGGCTCTCCCCTACCCCGTTTAGACGCACGTAGACATGCCGCTTCGCCCGCAATGCAGGAAGGATGTGATGCAGAACCGCCTCGTAGCTCTTGCCGCTGCGCGGCAAGCCTTCATGGCCGAAGATCATTTTGTTACGTCCACTGGAAGAGAGTGAGGAACACCCGCACAAGGCGGAAGACAAGTGCAGCTGTCAGCACCGCGATAGCCTCACCGACGCGCAACTGGGCGACGATGAACGCGGTCCATGGCCCCGCAGCGTTGAGCATTGCGCAGAAGCTGATCTGCGTCAGGAAATCAGGTGCTGGAATCAGATACACGATGGCCTTGACGAACGACAACACCAGCTCGATGAAGTCCGTTTGCAGGTCCGTCATGAAGTCGGAGAAGTCCGCCCACAGCGATGTGATCTGTTCCTTTGCCCACGTGGTGAGGGCGGTGACCGGCCCTACCCCATCGGCATATGCCCACGAGGCTGACAGCACGAGTACAAGCAGCGCGGCAGCCAGCACGATCAGATGATTACGCTTCATAGCAGTGCCCACCTCAGCGCCACGATGCCCATGCCCGCAAGGAAAACGAATCCGGCGTACTGGAATAGCTGTAGCAATGGGCCGGAGCACAGCGAGGCCAGGTCAAACTTGCCCGCGTACTGTCCACCGTCCCACGTTGCGGTCGGACAACTGCCACCGCCGGTACAGCTGCCGAAGAAGCCTTTGACCTTCGACAAGATCGGGGCACCCTCAATGGCGGTCTTGAACTCCGCCAGCACCTTCTGAACCGTCTTGCCGGATTTCTTGTAGAGGCGCCCTGTCGTAGGTCCCGGCGCCCCTCCGTCGCCACCCTCGCCCGCTCCTGGGCCCGGTCCCGGCCCGGGTCCCGCACAACCATCCGGGTCTTTGCACTCGCCATCCCCGTCGCCATCACCATCACCATCACCATCACCCGGCCCGGTGCCGCCGCCGCCATCACCGCCCCCACCATCCCCACCTCCGCCGTCGCCTCCACCATCGCCACCGCCGTCGCCTGGTCCGGTTCCGCCTCCATCGCCCCCGCCTTCACCTGGATCAGGCGTAGTGGGCGCAGGATGATCGTTCTCCGTGCACGTGGCACCGGTGGGCGTAAAGAGGCGTCCAGTTGGGGACTGTGCGTAGAGAGAGCCGCTGTATGCGCAACCCGCGTTGCACACGCTTTCCAGCCCGTTGTTTCCCCCGCCCCTCCAGCTCGTTTCTTCTGAGCGCGCTGAGCACATGCCCTTGAAGTAGAAGGATTGCACGACCGTTTGATAGCTCGGTACGCAAGTAGTCCAAGTAATCCCACCGACAATGGTTGATTCATCCTTCTGGATCACGCAGGCGGTGGCGTTCTCGCGCCCAGCGGCAGTGCGCTCCGAGTAAGCAGATGCAGCCTCAAACGCCTGCCCTTGATCGCATTCCGCTTCTGAGCGGCAGGGCTCGGACGCATTGGCATAGTCGGCAAACCACGAGCCCAGAACCAAGGCGAAGAGAAGCAGCACGAGGCGTGTCACTGGCTGGCCTCGTTGAAGGCCAAGGCAACGGCGTGACCTGTGAGTCCACCGATAAATGCGAAAACCATGCATACCAGCATCGTCAATCCTCCCTCTCTGATTGGCCGCAGAAGACGCACTCGCCGCCGTCGAACTCATGCCCCACTTCGTCGCACACGGCTTCATCCACCTCGCCCGCCTCATCGTCCGCATGTTCGTCGGCGTCAAGCTCTTCCCGATCCTCGAAGAAGCCCGCGATCTTTTCGACGCACCAGCGCCCGAAAAGAGGAAGGGCCAATAGCGTGCCAGCACCCACAATCGCGGCCAGCGCTTGTGCAACTGAAAGCCCGAGAAATACCCCACTGAAGTCCATCGCTCCCCCTAGTAGTCGATGACCACCCGGCATTCCGTGCACCACAGATTGCCGTCATCCAGAACGATCACGTCATCGCCGCCGCACTCGGGGCACCAGTCGTCCTGGCACTCATCGACATTGACGTCATCAAGCTGGGGCTGCATAGGAATCGGGGCCGGTTTCCCAGCCCCTACCCGGCGCGACTCTTCCGCTATCAGCGGAAGAAGTTCGCGACCTTGTTGGTGGCCCAGCGGGCGAAGCCCGGCGAGGCCTTCAGCGCGCCCGCACCGATGATGGCGCTCACGGCGCTGGTGACTGCGAGGCCGGTCAGGATGCTGTCGAAATCCATTGCAATACTCCTTCTGTGATGCGCGTTTTGCGCGTTGGATGGGGTGGTCAATCCCGCTCTGTACTGACCGACTTCACGACGGCGCCCACGATGTAGCCCAGCACGTTGAGTGCCAGCACCAGCGAGAACACCCCCGAGAACCAACCAGCGGCCACTTCCGGTTCGGGCCACTGGAAAAGATCGATGAGGATTGAGGCCTGTGCGTGTTCCGCCGCCGACACGAGCACATACCCACCACACTGCGACGCAGGCTCCCCGGTGGGTACAAGCGTCCCCTCAGCTGTCAGAGACACGCACACGGCCATGGCTTAGGCCTGAGCAGCCGCGCGAGGTGCGCCCTTCGGCACCATGCGCAGGACGGTGAACTTGCTCAGCGATGCGACGCCCTTGTTGACCTGCAACATGGACTCAACGTCGAGCTCGTACTCGCCTTCGGGATAGCCCGGCTGGCCCTTGTCCAGGCGCACGTCGAACGGATACGCAAAACCACCGGTTTCAAGCTTCGCCTTCTGCTTGCGGGTGGTGTACTCGACGTTCTCGCCAGCGTCATTCTTGAAGCTGCCGCCGCGTTCATCGATTTCGTTCTTGAGGACGGTGACCTTGATGCTCATGTGCTGTTACCCCTTTTGGGTTGGCTGTACGGCCGCGATTTCGGGCCAGTGCGCTGCTGTGTCACCTGTTACCCACTTCGGCAGCGATGGCGAAGTGCAGGATTCGATTACCGCCCGCAATGCCTGATCGTCAGGACAGTTCTTGGCGATGAAATTGAGGGCCGCGCCGTACTGGCGGCGGATGTGGCGGCGTACGCTCTTCCACGTCGCTTCAACGGCGGCTTTAGTGATTTCGATGCGCGTGGCAACGCAGCGCAGAAAGGACAGGACCGGGTAGGCGCCGAGCAGGTACGAGGCGGGATCACGCAGAATGTCGAGCGGCAGTTCCTTGCGGTTGGAGTTGCGGAACTGCGCCTCATAGCGCACCCAAGGCGAACTCTTGTCGCCCTGCTCCCTGCCCTTCTCGTACACGCGCAGCTGCTTTTCGGACTTCTTACCGCCGATATAGAGCGTCTTGCCGTCGCCGCTGCCGTAGTCGTCCACCAGCTGCGCTTTGGGGCGCTGACCACGGTTGTCAAACTCGCCAGCGGCGTACCATTTCTGAGCCAGACGCAATGGGTATTCGCCCACCAGGTCATCGGCGCACACGTCAACACGGGTGATCCTTCCGGCGCAGCTTTCGAGCTTCGCTCGAAGCTCCAGCCACCGCTGCGCATGGCCGCAGCGCGCTGCGCCTATCGCCTTGCATCCATCGCCGGTTAGCTCGATGCGGGCGGTATACGTGCCATCGGCGCGGCGGCACTCTTCGCCGCCTAGTTCGATCATGCCAACGAACTTCTTGGCCGCGTCGATGATCTTGATTCGCCACGTGTAGAAGCGACCGCCGCCCGCTGCTTCATCCAGTTCAAGGCCCAGCCCGGCGAAGAACCAGCAGAACACCTGCAGGGCCGCAATACGTGCGTTTTCCGGGGAGAACTCAATCCACTGGCGGACTTCTTCGAAGCTGTCGCCATCACGGAACGCGACCTCATCCAGCGCTTCGCGCAGATCGATGGAAGCGGAGAACCAGTCAATGCCGACCGTCAGGGTTCCCTCGGGGTTCCTGAATTCACTGACTCCCCTGTTAGACGAGGGGAGTCCCGACCCGGCCAGCACCGCGCGATCACCGGCCATTGCTCTGCCCCTTCCCGCGCAGCGCGAGCACAATCGTCCAATACACGACCGTCACCAGCACGCCGCCAGCAATCGCCACAACGAACGGATCGCGGAGGAACTCAGCAATCTCAGCGGTCATTGGAGCGATCCTTCCGCAACGTCCACAGGCGACGAAGCCCCAGCCATGCCTGCTCGATGACGATGGAGACGATGGCCCCACCGACAACGAGCGACAGAAACACAGCGACTGCTGCGAGGCCCATATCGAACTCCGCCAGTTGGGCGAATGAGGGATACCTACTCATGCGGCGCGCTCCTGCTCGTCGGCGTAGCGAGCGGCGGCCAGCAGATCGCCGCGCTTGGTGGCGGCAATCTCAGCCCGTGCGAGTGCGATGACCTGGGCTTCGCGGGACTGCTGCGAGGCGGTGTAGTCACGCCGGTCGAGCAGCCACGAAACGATGCGAGCGCCACCAATGGACACGGCCACGATGGCCGCCAGCAGCACGAAGGTAATGAGCGGATCGATCATCCCTATCCCCTGCCCCAAGCCCCAAGAGAACCCGCCAGCGGCCTTGGGGTGCCGGTGGCGGGTGCAATCCAAGGTCCTTGAATCGCGGACGTGATTCAATACCCTTGAATTCCAAAAATCAAGGGTCTTGGATCATATGGACGTCAACTCGCTGCTCGACCAAGCGAAAGAGGCGTGCGGAGTGAGCTACGACAAGGACTTAGCGCCGCGTCTCGGCGTTCGGCCGTCCGCGATCAGCAACTATCGGAAGGGCGTTTCTCATCCAGACGCCGTGGTTTGCGCAACTTTGGCGGGCCTGACCGGTGTTCCATTGGCCCGGGTGCTCGGCGTTATTGGCGAGGCGCGCGCGATCAGTCGCGAGGAGAAAGCCGTCTGGCAGAAGCTCGCAGCCACCGCAATGGCGCTCTGCCTTGCGGTAGGTTTTGCCCTGCCCCACAAGGCTCAGGCAGCAGTCACGGGCTTCGATAACGCCCACGTTGTATACATTATGCGAAAAAGTGGGTTCTGTGATTTCATTGGCGGGCCGCCTCCAGTGCGGCATTGCGTGAGCCAGCGGCTGCAACCGCTGGCAGTTCTTGCCCCAACGGGCAAACAAAAAGCGGGTCAACGGTGGCGGCATCATCGCCACCCTGACCCGCACCTTGCGCGGGTCCAACCGCGTCAACAGCGGCGCATCCATGCGCCATATCCGCGGGGGTTCCCCCCGCCCCCCGTGCATCGGCAGGCGACCATTCCTGAGCCGGAATCATGTGGCCGGTGAGATAGGCGCGCCGACGCAACCGGGTGACCAGCTCCAACGCCAGCCCCTCGACAAACGACTCAGGGCCAGCCCAGGCTGACCCTTCGAGCGACCATGGCTCACCTGCAGGCGGAGATAGACCACGCAAAGCTGCCCTGTAGGAATCAAGGGCCAGCCCGAGCAATTCGCGCTCGCTGAAGTAGCAGCAGGCCTTCGGCGACGGGTACGCCGCCGACTGCGGCTGGACCCATTCAAGGCCGTCGCGGAAGGTCAGCATCATGCTGCACCCCCGGAGCTCAGCAGTACGCCGGATGGCAGTGCTTGGCCTTGCGGCCCGAGCCGCACGGGCACGGTTCGTTGCGGCCAACGCGTGGCATTGGCGGCTCCACCGGCTTCGACGCTGTCGCCTTCGCAGTGCTGGCACGGCTGGCCCTCGGCTTGGGGGCTGGCTTGATCGGCGCCCCGATGATCGATTCCGCTTCGGCATCCGTCGACGCTCGCGCCTGCTGGTCGATCCGGCGCACGAAATCCGACAGGGCCATCAGGATAAACGCGTTGAGTGAGACCCCCATCACCGAGGCCTGCTCCTGGGCACGTTCCATCAGATCCACAGGCATCCTCAGGTTGAACTTCTGTACTTCGGGCTTGGGCTTTTTCATGGGGCCACTTTGGCCCCACTTTGGCCCCACTGTCAATGACCCCCACAAGACTGGCATCGCCAGTCAGCAGTAGGGCCCGAGCCACTTGGGCGGGAAAATACTTGTCACTTGTCCTATATAGAGACAAGCCCAGCGCAGCGGCCGCTTCGCGGCCGCTGCTGGGCGCCCCATCTGAGGCTCCCCGAGCGGATGAAAATTGACCGAGGTCAGCGGCCGCACCGGCGCGAGCGCCGGCGTCGGCCGCCTGCCCTTGCCGCTGTTTCAACAGGTCGGAGAACGCCCGCGAGCGCCGCACCAGCAGCGACAGCCAGGCCATATCGTGGGGCTCGATCGCATGGTTCTCGGGCGTGATCAGGCGCCCACGGACGACCGTGTAGCCAGCCCATGCCGGATCAATGAAAGCACCATGCTTAAGGAAACGCAGGAGCTTGAAGGCGGCCCAAGACGGCCTAGCACGGCCAAGCTCCCAGCTACCGATGGTGCGAAGGGACACCCCGAGCATCTCGGCGGCGTCCAGGCGAGTGAGCCCGGAGAAAATCCGGGCATCACGGAACTGCTCGGCAGTGACGTATGGCCGTCTACGGCCATACCCCGCTCGCTTGCGCCCCCTCCGCTGTGAAGAGGGCGTATACATTATGCGAAAAAGTGGGTTCTGTGATTTCATTGGCGGGCCGCCTCCAGTGCGGCATTGCGTGAGCCAGCGGCTGCAACCGCTGGCAGTTCTTGCCCCAACGGGCAAACAAAAAGCGGGTCAACGGTGGCGGCATCATCGCCACCCTGACCCGCACCTTGCGCGGGTCCAACCGCGTCAACAGCGGCGCATCCATGCGCCATATCCGCGGGGGTTCCCCCCGCCCCCCGTGCATCGGCAGGCGACCATTCCTGAGCCGGAATCATGTGGCCGGTGAGATAGGCGCGCCGACGCAACCGGGTGACCAGCTCCAACGCCAGCCCCTCGACAAACGACTCAGGGCCAGCCCAGGCTGACCCTTCGAGCGACCATGGCTCACCTGCAGGCGGAGATAGACCACGCAAAGCTGCCCTGTAGGAATCAAGGGCCAGCCCGAGCAATTCGCGCTCGCTGAAGTAGCAGCAGGCCTTCGGCGACGGGTACGCCGCCGACTGCGGCTGGACCCATTCAAGGCCGTCGCGGAAGGTCAGCATCATGCTGCACCCCCGGAGCTCAGCAGTACGCCGGATGGCAGTGCTTGGCCTTGCGGCCCGAGCCGCACGGGCACGGTTCGTTGCGGCCAACGCGTGGCATTGGCGGCTCCACCGGCTTCGACGCTGTCGCCTTCGCAGTGCTGGCACGGCTGGCCCTCGGCTTGGGGGCTGGCTTGATCGGCGCCCCGATGATCGATTCCGCTTCGGCATCCGTCGACGCTCGCGCCTGCTGGTCGATCCGGCGCACGAAATCCGACAGGGCCATCAGGATAAACGCGTTGAGTGAGACCCCCATCACCGAGGCCTGCTCCTGGGCACGTTCCATCAGATCCACAGGCATCCTCAGGTTGAACTTCTGTACTTCGGGCTTGGGCTTTTTCATGGGGCCACTTTGGCCCCACTTTGGCCCCACTGTCAATGACCCCCACAAGACTGGCATCGCCAGTCAGCAGTAGGGCCCGAGCCACTTGGGCGGGAAAATACTTGTCACTTGTCCTATATAGAGACAAGCCCAGCGCAGCGGCCGCTTCGCGGCCGCTGCTGGGCGCCCCATCTGAGGCTCCCCGAGCGGATGAAAATTGACCGAGGTCAGCGGCCGCACCGGCGCGAGCGCCGGCGTCGGCCGCCTGCCCTTGCCGCTGTTTCAACAGGTCGGAGAACGCCCGCGAGCGCCGCACCAGCAGCGACAGCCAGGCCATATCGTGGGGCTCGATCGCATGGTTCTCGGGCGTGATCAGGCGCCCACGGACGACCGTGTAGCCAGCCCATGCCGGATCAATGAAAGCACCATGCTTAAGGAAACGCAGGAGCTTGAAGGCGGCCCAAGACGGCCTAGCACGGCCAAGCTCCCAGCTACCGATGGTGCGAAGGGACACCCCGAGCATCTCGGCGGCGTCCAGGCGAGTGAGCCCGGAGAAAATCCGGGCATCACGGAACTGCTCGGCAGTGACGTATGGCCGTCTACGGCCATACCCCGCTCGCTTGCGCCCCCTCCGCTGTGAAGAGGGCGTATACATTATGCGAAA